GTATTAAACACGTGTCTAAACTCGTGGATCATAATGCCATCAACCATTAGACTTGATGAGCCAGAGAACAAGCTTGATTGTGGTCCTCTAACACCAGCTTGCCTTACGTTAGCAAGGAAATCTGAGTCAAGTTTAAGGTCAGCCATAACTTGCGGAGTTACGAAGAGATGGAATGTCTCATCGTTACCTGCGCCTCTTAGGCCTCTGATGTATTGATCTTTAGCAAAAGCTTTTAGATCAACAATGGTTTTATAGCTAAGTTTGTCAGCTGCTGTTAAAGCAGTAACATCACCTGCTGCCAACGTAATGTTTCCACTACCGTCATTATCCACTCTTCTATGTCTATTAGAAGTTGGTGCACTTACAGCACTTGAGAACTCTAAGTCGTTTAGGTTTTGCCCTGAGTTCATTGATGGTCTTAAACCACCATTGTTCTTAAGGTTATACCCTATACCACTCATAGTAAGGAATGCTAATTGGTCCATTCTGTCAGCCATTGCGTATGCAAGTGCATCTCTTGAATGTTCCCTAAAGTTTACAACTGACTTTTGATCTGCAAGTCTACCAGATAATCTGTTCGCAAATCTTAGTTGGTCAATTGTTACGACGATGTCGAAAGCTCTTAATGACTCTTCGTTTCCTTCGAGAGTGTTGTCTCCCACAATACCGTCACCTGTCATGTCAGCTAAAAGAGTTAAAACTGCTCTAGCTCCCTTTTCAGATTGGGTAAGCTCAGATATTCTCTGAACCATTGCGTTTGAACCCGCACCCGCGAATTGATTAACGAAGGACATGTTTCTAGCGACACGCCAAAAATCACGAGACCAGATGGTAAGCTGTTCACTGGTCAACGCAGCAAAATTAGTATTTGCCATGATAATGTCTCCATTAAATTAAAATTAACCAGTCGACTTATTGGAGCGACTTTTGTCCGTATACCCTGTGTCGTTGGGGTTACGCTCTCGTTGTTTACGGATTACGAATCCGACTCCTTTTACGCCAAAGCAGGCGAGAAACGAATGTTTTACAGGATCGATCCTGGTAAGATATCGCTCTTACGTGCGAACTTATATATGTTATACCACAGTTTATCCGAAATCGCCACGCATTCTGCGTAAAGTTTCAGCGGGTAAAGCATCAAACTCTTCTACCGACATAGTAGAAACATCTACTTTTTGTTCTACTTTGTTTTTACCTTTCATAGCAGGTGGTTGTTTTTCAGCAGCTTCTATCTTCTTTTTAGTATTTGCTACTTTCTTTTTCTGTGTTACTTGTTTTTGCACAGGGTCTTCTTTTACAGCAGCCTCTGTTACCGTGTTACTAGGTAAAATGTATTTTGCTGCTTTATCTAAAGCATCTGCTCCAGAAAAACCTTGAACTATAAAAGCGTCTCGTAAGTCCATAATCTCTTGAGTTAAAGACTCATTATAGGTAGCACTAGTTTCGTCTAATTCAGGATAGGCTTTTTGTAGTT